CCCTGGTGGAAGATGATGCCCTTGATGACACCCTTTTCCTGAGCCTTCTTCGCAACCTCGATGATGCGGCCCATGGCATTGCCATCGTCACCGTAGGCTTTCGCGCCATTCTTGAGCCAGCTTTCGGCAGAATTGAGATAGTTCTTGTAATCGTCCGGGTCGAACAAACGAATGCTCGTACCGCCCTGCGCCACCGGAATAATACCGATCGTCACATCGGGCAAGGAATCAGCCATGTTACGGCCAAACCAGTCTGCCGGAGAAAGCCCCTGATTGCACTTGAACATCGGCGGGTATAACGGCGCGGTTGTCGTGAGAACGTTAACCGCTTTTCGTGAGACAAAATTTAATTGAATTACAAAACCGATTGAACGGTTATTGAGGTTTCCTTGAATCGGCTATAAATTTACGAATTTTACTGGTCCCATTCAAGTGCTTAAACATGCCTTCGTAACTATTGATTCTTGACTCCTGTTTAGCCTGGTCGTTGTCTGGATTGACAACGGCCTTTTTGCAGTTTTTAAGCACCCTGGTGCCAGGATATACCCTATAAGGCAATATATGGACACCAAGGAAGTCAAAACCGAAGGCGGCGGGCTGTAATTGTATTTTATGCGGGTGAAGGGTCAAAAGAAGCTCTTTCTTCAAGAATTTTCGAATGCGGTCAATAGCATCGACCAGCTGATCTTTGTCATCTGATACCAGGACCATATCGTCAACGTAGCGGCCATAATAGCGTATTTTAAGCGTTCTTTTGACGAAATGGTCCAGTTTATTCATATAAATATTGCCGAACAGCTGCGAAGTAAGATTACCTATAGGTAGCCCTCTTTCATCGCCAGCATATTTCATAGACTTGTCGTGCGGAAGGTCATCCCAGGCTTCGGGTGGGCTACGGAATATGGCCGTATCTAGCGGCTTCGCATAGACAATTTTCTTGATAAGATACTTGCAAAGGTCAATATCAGGGACATCGCTCCATTTGGCTCGTTCAAGACCATCCATAATAAACCCGTAAAGCAGGTCTTTGTTGATATTCATAAAGAAGCCTTTTACATCGAGCTTGAGGGCCCAGCAATCTCTGTGAAAGTCGTTGCTGGAAGCCCGTAAGAATCCACGGGCACGATTTATGCCAAAAAGGGTTCCTTTGCCCTTTCGGCAGCTGTATGAGTCAAAAATAAACTGTCTCTCGAAAATTGGAAACAGCCAGGAGCAGAGCAAATGATGCACTACACGGTCGCGGAAATCAGCCGCAACGACCTCTCTTTTTACGGGTAATTCGTTAATAAAGCATACAGACGGGGATAATTCATAAGTTCTTGAATAGAGCTCCTGGGCAAGCCTTAATAGGTTGGATTCTAGGTCTAGTTCGAATTTCAGCTGGCTTCTGGTATTCCGCTTGTTTTTGCGGGCCAAACGATAGGATTTATACAGTAAACGATAAAGAGAGGGCACCGATAAGGTGCCCTCCGAGGAGTCCTTGACGAGACGAACAGAGTAACCGTTTGACTTATTGTTGTTGTTCGAATTCATCGATGCGCCCGTATTGAAGTTACGGTTGTAGGCGTTGGAAGACGAGTTCTCAGTGGCCGTCCAGAAGTTCGCGTTGCTGCCTAAATTGTTGAAGGAGCCCGAGTTCTGGTTACCAGCGGGAAAAGCCGCAAAGCCCATACGACTAAGTATTCATTTAATAAGGCTTAAAAGAGGCTTTCATTGGATCTTATAAGCGGTGTAAACCCGTCACCAGGAAGACCCGGTGATGAGGGCAGAATACTGGATTCCTCTTTGCTCGCTCCATGCGTCCGTGAACTCATGGATTCTGGCATTATCGTTTTCAAAATTTCCTCGATTTTAGTGTTTACAAACATCCATTGGTCGATGCTTACTTGTTTAAGTTCATTTAAAAGACGAAAATCAAACCGTATTCGATATAAAGAATCTATCACACAGGTCGAATCAATGGCCGTTCTATGGTTAATATAAAGAAAAATGTGCTCTCCCACGTTCACCAACTCATTGACTATCCGTTCCCCGATGGTGAATTTATAGTCTCTATCGATTTTAGGGACAAGTTTTGAAGAATAAATGATAAAGTCAAAAACCAGCCTATAAAGCAAAAATTCAGCGGTTTTTACATCTTTCTTTGATGAGTCTTTTGCTTCTTTTGTGACAGGCTTTTTCTTGTCTGCCGTAGGCGAAGACAATATGCCAGATTTCCATTCCTGGAAGCCGTCAATATCTGGTATTCCCTTTATTACGATATGAGAATCGTCCAATACTTCATAAGAAAAGGCCTTCTGCTTCGCCGTCATCTGGACATCTTTGAGCACGGTCTTTGGGAAACCGAGCCACACCAAGTCCTGCGCGACCTTTTGGACGAATCTGTGATGAACCTGGTATTTTCTAAAGATTTTTGAAAAAAGGAACGCAGAACGTTCCCAAGCCTGCCAGAACAGTCTGTCACGAAACAGATGGAGTTCGTTTCCGGCGTTATTTTCAAACTTTATGATGTCTTCTGTATTCATAAAAAAATTTCGCAAGGCTGCTTCGCAGCCTTGCGTCTGGATGCTTAGCCGGGGGGCAAATTTAATTAAATTCAGGCCCGTGCGCCTTGCGGCGCTCCGGTCCCGTTCGCTCTAGGCCCAATAGGGCCTAGGCTCACTGGGAATCCTTGACGAGACGAACAGAGTAACCGTAAGACTTATCGTTGTTGTACGAACCCATCGATGCGCCCGTATTGAAGTAACGGTAGTAGGCGTTGGAAGACGAGCTCTCAGTGGCCGTCCAGAAGTCCGCGTCGCTGCCTAAATAGTAGAAGGAGCCCGAGAGCTGGTAACCAGCGGGAAAAGCCGCAAAGCCGTAGGAGCCGTCACCGTTGCCGGAAGACCACCCTGTAGTAGATTTCAGCTTAGTGCCTGCAACACCGGAACCACCTACAGCCGTGGCCAAGGCATCCCATTCCGTTGTCGTGGGGACATGCCAACCAGGAATCAGTTCAGACTTGTGGTCTTCGAGATACTTCACTGCAATCCAGTTGTACAGAAGACCGTACTTATTGCCGTTTACGCCATAAGTAGCTTCATTGTTCTGGTAGTAATTGGCTCTAGGCTCCGAAGAAGAACTTCCCTGGCCTATGGCGCACCCGGTGAACTTGAAGTCAAGGTTCTCAGCCATCCATTCCTTGCCACCGATTACGACCGTATTGTACACCCTGCCCCCGATGTTGTTGCTCGCGGGAGTGTAGAATGTCACCTGGCCCAAGCCCTTGCTCGAAAAATCATCGCCGGTTGAAAGAATGGCGTAGTTATAGTAGTACGTGCTTCCACGGTACTGAAAGAAGTTGGTCAGGTCAAAGCCGATATAACCATTCGAATCGACCACGACCATCTTGTTAATCGGCACGATGTTCACGATGTTATCGGCTTCGAACGATCCACCGCCGCCGGTTATGGATGCGATGAGCAGAGCCATGTCGTCGAGTTTCGCCGAAGACGGCACGGTGACGCCCTTGTCGGTGATTGCCTGGATAATATCGGCTTTCGCGCCGTTCAGGCGCGTAATTTCACTTGCAACGCTCATTTAAAGCCTCCTTAAATAGCTGCCAAGAGGGTTTCGATATTGCCAAGGGCGGCGGTCACATCGGCCTTGCTGGCCATAATTCGCCCGATTTTGGCCACTTCCCACTTGGTGGAGTCCCAGGACCCGGCGGGGGTATTCTCGGAGCCGATATCAACATTGGCGCGGTAAAGCACACCGGAATGATACCTCAAGTCCCCTTCGATATAGTGAGCGTTTGCACTATATTCATCTTCGATATCAGCCGTTCCGGCGATTTCAGCCGAGTCGAGACGCTTGGAACTGCCCGAAATGCTGAAAACACCTTCGTAGTGGTTTTCGCGGGCTGCGGCGAGTGTCACCTGGGTAAGTTGCCCGGTCTTTTCGCCTTCGAAGGTTTCGTTACTGTTAGCCATATTTACTCCTTATGTAAGTAAAGTTGAGTCGAGAGCCGATTTATAAAGCAAAGCCCTGAACGAAGCGGTAATGCTCATCGCACTGGACGTAGATTTAATTTTCAAATCAACGCTACGATCCGCCTGAGTATTCGCAGGTGGGAACACAAGACTTCCGCTAAACTCGTCATCTCTGGCATCAGGATCTTGCGTCGTTCCTGGCAAAAAATGTCCGGTATCATTCACTTTCAAAACGGACATTTTGCAAGTTTCCTCGTTGTTGTTGGCATCGACAGCCTGAACTGTATAGTCAACAACAACTCCGCTATTGCCTGATGTTACCGCATATTCAGAATGACCGGTTCCCTTGACCATTATGATTGCACTGTAGCCCTTGGGGATTGTAAGAGTGGCAAATTTCACGAAATCTGTGGAGACTCCGCCGGGTGCAAAACTCTTCCATCCCGTATCAATCACGGCTACCGGGTTCGTTTCGAGTTCGTAATATTTCCAATAAAGTCCGCCGCTATACGAATAATATGTTAAAAGTACACTTGAACCGCCTTTTAGAGCGATCGTCTTGCGAGAGTCTATTGATTGCGGCAGAGACACCGTTACAGGGTATTTAGTTCCACGAGTGACCAGCAATATAGTTTTAGCTCCGTTATCGCCAATACCGTCGATTGTAATTGTTACTGGCTGTAGAGATGTCGTCGATCCATAATGTTCAACGATGGCAAATCCACTCGAAGCTGAAGACAGGTTTACAGCATTGTTCTCTGTTTGAAACACCTGTACCTTTTTGCCGTAGTTGGGCGGCAAGGGCAAGTGTCCGGCCTCTTCTTCATCATTCGTGAACGACGGATTCTGCAAGGCATTCATCAGTTCCGGGGGAATGATAGTGCCCGTTTTAAAATTTATCTTATTCATTTTCGTCCTCCAGGATAAGGAATTTGTCGCTTTCGAGCTTCAGGAGCTTGCCGTCCTCAAGTTCGAGGAATTTTTCTTTAGAGAGCTGCCAGCGGATCTGCGTGAACGGGATTTTCTCGGCTTCGAGCAGGTCCACGATACGGTAAATGCCGTGCTGCGGGTGGTCGCTGGTCACGGTCCAGGTGTACTGTTCGTCCGGGTCGTAGATTTCAAAACCCGCACGGCCAAGGCCCGCACGCAACATGCGCGGCGGCTTCACGATGTCGATTTCAAAGCCCATCGACGCAGCAAGCGCCTTGTAGTGGCGTTCGGCAATGCCAGAATCACGGTTGATGGCTTCCAGGAGCGCCGCCCTGCGGGCTTCAATGGTGCCGGAATGGCCTAATTCGTAAAGGTTTTCCCACTTTTCGAGCGTCGCGGTGGCCGAACTGGGGAAGATTTCGCGGTAAACGCCGTCTGCGCTTTCCAGGGCACGGTCAAGCTCCTTGCACACCACATACTCTTCCAGGTCCATCTGGAGCGGGTGCAGCCGCGAGAGCGCCCTGTAATGCCGACTATCGAAAAAATTTTCACTCATTACTGCACCACCAGTTCACCAAGGACAAATCGGTCTGTTTCATTTTCGGGATAGATTGCCGAAGTCTGTTCCTGGTACGCCCCGCCGTTCTTCGATACCTCGACAACGGCATTGGAACCGCCGTGCTTGAGCACGAACACGACTATCTGGGCGGGTATAAACAGGTCGCCTGCGCTGAGGTCGGCAAAATACTTGGTCACGTCTTCCCGGAAGCCGTCTTCGTCCATATTGGACAAGCCGCTTACCGTGACGCGCAGGGAAAGTGTCGTTTCTACAGGGACATTGACCCATATTTCACGCGGTGCCACCGGGCCTTCGTCTTCGCACTTGACGCGGACTGCTTCGCAGCATCGCATCGATAGCGTGCTCGGGCCGATGAGCATGAGAACCGTGCCCACACCGTAGTAGTTCTTGAGGCAGCGGGATGTGGACGGGGCCTCGTCGGATTCAGCCGGTTCGTAGATCTCGATGCCGAAGCACTTGACAGCGTTCAGGGATGCAGTCTGCCAGCTTTCGAGCGCCTCGATTTCGTCGAGTTCTACCTTGACATAGCGGGTAGAAACAGATTCGAAGGTGGCCATGGCCCACCAGTAGGCTGCATCGACCTTGCCCTGCTTTGTCCAGGTTGAACCATCGTCGGACGTATAGACATTGAAAGAAGCCGGTCGGTTGGTAATGAAACCGAGCCCGATGCCGAAAATTTCCTTGGAACCGCCCAAGTCAATCACGACATACTTTTCGGTGTCGCTGGAACCGCAGGTAAAGGCGATGTTCTCGCGGTCGTGCGGCTTGACGGTGTTGGCGGCGCTCAGGTCGGGCATATTGCCGGAAATCATCGAGGATTCGAGTTCGACGGCCTTGCCGGTAGAAGACGCTTCGAGCGCCCAGCGTTCGTAGTCGCTGGGCTTGCCGCCACTCTTCGGGTTGCGGAGATACGACAGGACGAGCGTCAAGAGCTCGCTTGCGGTCAAGTTGCTGTAGTCGAGCCCTCGGTCGTTCGCCCACTGTTCCAGGCTCGCCTGGTTCATCGTGGTCGGGAAAATCTGGTCAAGAGTCCAGTCCATCTGCTTGTAGAGGCCCCAAATGGCGGACGCTGCGGTCGCGAAGCGGATATAGGTTTCCGTGCCCTGGCTGATATTTATCAGAGGGTCTATATTCTTCGCATCTGTCACCATGCGATGAAAGATCTGGTCAACTGTTACGGCCATTGTTTAACCTCCACGAAACGGGTAAATTCAATCACGTCGCCATTGTATGCGACACATTCCACATGCACCTGGAGCTTGTCGCTATCGACATAGGTAGCCGTCGATACGACGCTTTTAAGGTGCTTGTAGTCAATCATCCACTGCAACGCCTCGGCGGCGTATGTTTCGGCCCTGCTCCTGGTCTTTTCGGATGCCACTTCCCGGGCAAGTTCCTTGAAGCGGTGGCCAAATTCGGGCTTCTTGTAAAAGGAACCCTTGGCGACGGTAAGCGAAAGCTGGACTTCTTCTTTAGTCTGGTCAGTAGTCATTGTAATGTCTCCGGGAAAGGTGACGGGCTCGGCGGTGTCGTGGGCATGGTCTCGGTGACGGTGCAGACGGCGGTCTTCAAGACGGTTTCAATGTCTCCGAAAAGCTTCTTATAGGACTTTTGAACTTCATTCGTGGTGACGCAGGCCATTATGGCAGCCAGAACGCCCGACTGGGCAGCCGCGAAGGTCGGAACGACGGACACGACAGCCACGCCACCGTGGGACGGGATTCCTGGCTTAGGAAGGCCCTGCCAGTAGGCGCAGAGCTTCGCCGCCATGTTGGCAGGCGTCCCGCTGGACGGGTCAAGCACCGAGAAGGCGCTTTCCAGGAGAGACTTGTCGCCACCCGCCGAAAGGTCCGCACCGAGAATGATGCCGCCCTTGGCGTAGTCGTCGTAGGCCTTGGCGAGCTGCGGGGCCACGCTTGTCTTGCCGTCGGCAGACTTGACAATCCGGAAAAATTCGGAATCGAGAGTGTCCAGGTCAAGCATTTACGCCCCCGTGTCCTGTTTGTCCGTCGGTGCCGTAGGTGCGCCGAGGTTGCCGATGTGGGTGTGCTGGTTGTAGTTGTCGCGCAGCTTGGATAGCTTGCCCACCTTGTCGCTCACCTCGCCGTTCACGCGCAGGTCGCCATCGACATCGATGCCGCCATCGGCCTTGATGGCGATGGTGCCGTTATCCTTGAGGATGATGTAGTGGGTCTTGTCGCTGTAAAGCGCCGTTTCGCCCTCCTTTACGGCGGGGCGGTCCTTGCCGTCGCTTGCGACGCCGACAATCACGTTACCAAATTCCAGGAAGAGAATGCGTGAACCGCTTGGCGGGATGGAAATAAAGCCGAATTGCTGCATCAGCTGGCGGCCTTCGACATCGCGACCGTTCGCCTTGGCGTCTACGCCGCGAAGCTTGCCCGCGATATCCTTGCAGCTCGAAACAATACTTGTGAAAAATTTCATCATAATGCACCCCCCGGCTGGAGTTCCAGGCGCGTGCGCTTTCCGTTCTGCCTGTCAAGAGAGAACGTCACCGACTTGATGAGGTAGCTGTCTTTAGCACCGTTAAATTCGTCATCGACATCGACAAAGCGGTTAATTTCCCAGTTGTTGCCGTTCTGGGAGTGCCCATTTACCGTGTATTCAAGGTGGATTGAGCTCGCCTTTTCTACAGCCATCTGAAGTTCAGCGGTCTTCTTTGCAGGGCCCTCGTTTTCGTTCCAGTTCACGACAAGAGGCTTTGCAAACGGCATCTGGTCGTTCTTGACGGTCGCCATCACATACTTGATGTCGTTGTCGTCCTGACTTTCGCCCATCACGCGGACTTCGCTATGGACGCCTTCGATAGTCTTTGTCACGGAACCCTCGATGTAGTCCATTTCGGATCCGTCGCCCTTGGCATGGATAGAAAACAGCGGTTTGCCTCGAACAAGCGGTTTGTCGAAGCAGAACTTGCCGTCTGGAGTAGCCCAGAACAGGTAGCCCAGCGAGTTTGCCGCCCTCTTGATGACCTCGAAGACCGTATCGCCAGGGGAAAGCTCCACGAACTTCCGGTTTGCTTTCGCGTTTTTAGACTTGGAATAATACTCGAAATCCTTCTTCCCGATGAACGGAAGCCCGCGCACAAGCTTCTCGGCAAGCGCACTGAGCTTCGTGGGGAGCGTCGAGAACTTGGTCACGCAGGAATCGACAAGAATGGAAGCCACGGAGCGGCCTTCAAAAGAAAGCCTCGGGCCGCTTCTCGACAGTTCGCGCTTTACCGTATCGACAATTCCATTCATCACGACCTTGCGGTTCACGTATATCTCGCAGGTGTCACCCGCAGATATATCGTACTTCGAAAAGCACCCGAACTGGAAAGAACCCTCTGGAGTGAACAAGTCCTGCGTGATGTTGTAGCTCACGAACTTGTCCATCCTGGAGCCTTTTACGGCGACGATGACTTCATCCTTGTCATTTGGCATAGACCATAACCTCGCCGTTCATGAAAGTGGGATTCTTGACATCGTTCAAGGCACAAAGACGCTCTGCCGCCTTGTAGTTAAGACCGTTGTCCAGGCAAACCTTGTGAAGAGGCGTTTCATGATGGAGCAAGACCTTCTTCGTGGTCATGTATTCCATCTTGATGCGAAGGATTGCGCTCGACAGGGCCGCAGCCTGCTTCTTGAGACGGTCCGGGCAGATGGCGACCGGGAGCACCGAATTGATGAACTCGCGCACCGTGGCCACACTATCTTCCATGTCGGCGGGAGTGACGATATATACAGGCTTAGTTTCGGCAATTTCGTGGCCTTCCGCATTGTCGGAAACGACGCTTTCGGCGGCGATGGATTCGGCCATTCGCTTTTCGTCGTCGCTGATGTGGTTTGCAGCTTCGTTCGCAAGGGTGGCAGCCGCAAGGGTCGCGTATGCCGCATAAACGGGCGAACCGGCAAGGATCGCGAGCATGTCGGACATGTTCGTCGAAAGCACGACCATAGAGCTCTTGGACTTGGTGACACGTCTGGCAAACCCGGTAAACGAGTCGCAGCACCCCTGCAAGCTCTCGGTCAGCTTGCCCGAAAGGGTGCCCATGTAGTCAATCGTGGTGTTAATTGCGTCGATAGGGGCCTTGACCGTATCAATCACGCCCTGGATTTTAGCCATCGCGGAGCTCACGCCGTCGGCAAAAGCGCGGGCGGTATCGCCAAGAGACCCCCAGACATCGACCAGCGACCAGTCGGACCCCTCTAAATCGGGGACTCCCGCCTTCTGCATTTCGTAGGCAATGGCAGTCTGCACTTCGGCATTCGCTTCCTTTGCCTCTTCGTAGGTCACATATTTTGGGTCTGCTACTTCCTGGGTCTCTTCCTGGATATCCGCAATTTCAAAGTCGAACTGGAACTCCGCATAGTTCCTGCGCCTGTCGGATGCAATGGAAACGTTTTTAGGATAGCCGTAAAGGATTGTATCGTGGTCGGGATGATACAGTTCTATAGGTTCCGGGAAATACGACAGGAACCATTTGCGCAGTTCCCTGTAGTTGTTCTCGTAGTCTTCGTTCGTGATGATGCAAGAAAACCTGAAGACTTCGGGGTCCACGCCCATGTCTTCGATATCGGCCCCGTTCTTGTAGGGGTAGGTCGTTTCGGCCATGGCGTGGTTGATCTCGTCGCTGATGTTCGTCAGCTGCAAGTCCCACGGCCCAAGCGTGCATTCTCTAGGTTCGTTCACGTCAGCCATCTATCTACCCATCCCCGGTGTATTCTGCACCTTGACCTTCGCAGGCTTGCCGCCGTCGCTCTGCGCCGTATAGCGGTTGTTAGCCTGGTCCAAATTGATAGTGACATTCAGTTGCTGCATGTATTCCTGTGCGGTCATCACATGGACGCCGTTCTTGGCGTTCTCTTCGCGGCGTTCCTTGTTTTCCTTGACGGCCTTCTGCATGTTTTCGCGGGCTTTATTCATTTCGGTCTGGAGTTTCGCCACCTTTTCTTCGTTCACATAAAAGAAACTGTTCAATTCTTTAGTCATGGCGTTGAACGCATTGTCCCATTCTCTCGCCCAGAACTCGGCCTCGTAGCCATATTTCTCGCCGATGACCTTTTGGCCGTTCTCCTGGATTTCCTTGTTTCGGGCCTCCATTTCCTTGTTCGTTTCGTAAAGCTCGACGCAGGCTGCACCGAAGTCGTAAATCTTGCCGACAGCCCAGTCGGTTGCGTCGGCAAGCCCCATCATTCCGATGGGAGAGCGACCGATGGCGTTCAGCCCTGCACGTGCAGAGTTGAGCCCCGTGCGGAAACGGCCCATTTCCCTGGCGGTATTCTTTGTTTCGGCTGCAACGGGCGATGTTCTGGCCATCGGAACGTCGTCGTCCATGTAGTCGGAACCACCGCCGAATCCGCCGCGCATATTGACGACAAAGACCTTCTGGACGGCAGCAGACATCGCGGAAGCGCCAGCGCCGGTAGAAGAATCCCCTTTACCGAACTTCTTGGTCCATAAGCCCTTGAGACCCATAGCCAGTCTGGCGGTATCCTTAACGAGCCCGCCTATTTTCACCGCGCCAAGTGCGAGGGCGGCAATAGTCATTGCCGAAAATCCTGCCGTGACAATTCCCTGGTGCTTGGAAAGATAACCGAGAGCCTTGTTTAGCGTATCTACAGGGCCTGCAAGGTTCGTGTCCGCAAATTTCTCGGCGACGGCCTTCATCTTTCGGACATTATTCTTGAAGTTGTTCGCTGCCTTCTCGGCACGTTCGTCCAACACTTGCGTATTGTTCATGCCTTCCTGGCCACTTTTCGTAATGGTATTTAAGGTTTCCCACCCATTCTTGTATTCGGTGATGATTGGCATCAGGGCCTTCATAGACGATGCGCCAAAATATTTTCCCAATTTCAGGATATCGCCGTTGGTTTTCTCCATCAGCTGGCGAATAATGGCATCGAAATCGTTGAACTCCCTGTTCTTGTCAACGACATGGACCCCGATTTTGTTCAGGTCCTTGGCCTTTGCAGCAAGTTCGCTAAAAAGGGCCGATACGGACGTGGTGAGTTCCGCTTCGCTCTTGATCTGGGAGTTCATCACCTGAAGGTATCCGCCGAAACTTGCGAACTGCTCCGCCGTCTTGATTCCATGGGTAGACGTAGCAGCAAGAAGCGCCTTGCCTTCGCCTGCAAAAGAACGCAGAACGAAAGAGCCCTGGTCGCCCTGGATAATGAGTGAATTGAAGAATTTCGAGACTTCGTCTGCGGACAAGCCCATGGTGACCCTCAAAGAAGAGGCTACATTCGCCAAATCTTCGATGGATGCACCGGATGCTAGTGCCGCCTTGGTCAAGGTTCCGGCCATATCTTCGGCAAAATCGAACTGGCCCGTAATTTCGCCGATTTTCGATACACCGTTCAGGATTTCATTTGCCGAAAAACCTGTCTCGATTGCCGTCTTATGCAGCGATTCGCGGAACACCTTCGTGTCCGCGTCGCTTTTCTTTGCGGCAAAGCCGTAATACATGAGCGATTCGGAAAGGTCGCCCACGTTCTTGATGGCCATGCCAAGCCCACCGCCAAGAACCAACGAATTGAAAGGCGTGACCATACGGTCTGCAAGGCCCTTGATGCTTCCACCGACACGTGCGATGGTCGCCTTGGTCCTTGCCCCGAACGTGGATATGGCGGCATTCGACTGCCTGAGACCCTTATTGAGATCCGTCGGGTCTGCACCAATCCTCAATGTTACGCTATTTTCCGCCAATGGTCTGCCATCCGTCATCTTTGCCCAGGTATCCCTTCATCGCAAAGATGAGGAGCCACTGGGCGTCGTTCAGTTCGTTTGCCGGGCAACCAAAGTATGCAGAAGCTTCCACGCTACAGGCAAGCTTAAGACTTTCTTCGGAATCAGGTCCGGCGTTTTTTTTAGCGTATCGACGAGAGCTTCATAGTCCTTTTCGCTCAAACGGTCCAGGCTCGGGTCGTTTTCGTCGGCAAAGGCGTTGTATTCCGCGCTAATGGCGTTGAGCTCATCGGTAGTGCAGAAGCTACGCAAGTCTTCGGCACTATTGAAAATGGGCTTGTCCGTCTCGGGGTCAAGCAGAATGCGCCACATGCCGTGAACGCATTCCTGTTCCCTGTAGTCCGCCCAGTTATGCGAGCCGATTTCCAGACCGTCCTTCTTGAACTCCTGCTGGTTCTGCACCTTCGAAATTCTGGTCTCGGAAAGCGTAAGAAGACGCATCTTCACCTTGATATCAGGCTTGCCAGGCCATCCGATGATTCTGGAAACCTTGTGGGCGTCCTTGATCATCTCGATGATGGCGGAAGAGTCGTCTTCCCGGATTTTCTGCTTGAAATCGCTCATCGCTATACCTTGCGGCTAGAGGCGAAGAAGTCGAGCTGGTATTCCTTGGCGGTCTTGCCGTCCATCTCGTTCGGGGTGGACTTGAGCAGGTGAACGCCACCGAATACAACCTTCTTGCCGCCCACATAGTTCACGATGACAGTCCAGCCTGCATCGTTCTTGTCCTCTTCGGACACCCAGTCGATATCGGCACCGGATTCCGGAAGATAGGTCAGCGAAAAGCCGTATTTCTTGGGCACCTTGATGGCATCTTCACCATTGAAGTGCTCGACAGTCTGCACGGTCTCGATTTCGTTTTCCTTGAACTTGGAAAAGTCGGTAATCGCGGAGCCGTCCTTGGTGAGAGAAAGCGAAGAAATTCTCATGGTTCACTCCTTACAGGTAAAGGTCGATGGTGGAATAGATCTGGTTCAGGCCAGGCACGACAGGAGCCGGAATCTGGCAAAGCATGCGGCCCGGTTCGTTCGGCGATTCCTGCGTAATGAACTGGTCGGCGTAATCGTCGATGTAGCGCAGGATTGCTTCAGCTTCGAGGGCGTAGGCGATGGCCTTGTTGTCTTCGTTCAGGGCATCAGGCAAGAGGGCGTGAATGACCTTGTTCTTGTACTTAGTGCGGTGCATCGCAAGGATACAGTCGCGGAAGTAGTCGAGCGAAGCTATGACTCCGGTATCAAAAAGCTTTGTGAACGGCGAGCCGCTGTTAGAGGTCCTTGTGGTTACGGCACGCACGATGCATAGTTGGCCGTCTTCTTCCACCAGCGGGATCACGCCACCGTTAAGCAGAATTTCCTGCTCATCGCCGCTCCACTTGTCCTCTATGGCAGGAGTCGCAATGCCAGGAATGGCAACGCCGTTCATCGGCACGTTAGGCTTGGAGTTGCTTGCGAAAATCGCACCGAGACCAGCCGCAATTTCCCACACGGTAGCGTTGATCTTTGTCTTGACCGCTGCGATATGCAAACGTTCATAGTTTTGGGTTGTGGCATCGGTTGTGGCCGCAGAAGCCGATATCGAGACCTCAGCACAGACGGCACGCTGTCCGCGCTGTTCGAGTGGACCTGCGGCAGCTTCTAGATGCGTCTTGATCTTGCCGAGGTTCGTAGAATCGTTCACCGGAGAGACGATGATGTGATAACGTTCCGGGAAGGCGGCTGCAAGGGCCGTTTCAAGGTTCACAGAGCCTGTGCCAGCTGTAGCACTCACTGCTCCTGCAGTGATACCGGCTGTTTCTGATACAACGGAAACGTTAAGCCCACCTGTAGCGGCGGAAACATACACGCCATTACACTTTGCGGTGAGAGTTACCTTAGCGGTCGCAGCTGCGGCAGTGACTGGAGCGTCGATAGTCTTGTTCACCTCGGCGGCAAGAGCCGTCGCAACAGAGGCTGCGGTATCAGTCTTCGCGACACCCACGCTAATCTTCTGACCGTTAATGACGACGGAAACAATGCCTGCAGCAGTAGCCGTCCCGGAAAGCGTGCTTTCCCAAGTAGCGGCGGAACCCGTCACGGCGGCATGCCGCAAGAGCGTAATCTGGGCATACTTCCAAGCCTTCTTCGCAGCCTTGTACATCTGCATAAGCACGGACCCTGCACCTGCAAAGTCATAGGCTTCGGTCTCGGTGCCGATTACGGTGGGTTTGTTCTCCGGGGTAGTGTCAGCCTTGGCGGAGGACACGTCGCCAATGAGCAACACTCTCTGGAAGTTGGCTGGAAGACCGTTCGGGCCTGCATAGTAATTGTAGCCAACGTAGGATCCCGGAATCTTGGTTTCGGGAATATTAGGGGACAGGTTCATTGTTTACCTCTTTGAAAATTGTCTCTTCATCAATTCGTTTGTTTAGGAGTCTTCATTCTCCAGAATGAGGAATTTGTCGTTTTCAAGCTTAAAGATATAGCCGTCCTCCAGTTCAAGGATTTTCACTTTCGGCTCTTTGACAACGGCATCTCCATGTATGATCATTTCATAGTCATGGCCTTCAATTTTGAACGTAGTTCCAATCGAAAGCAGTTCCCTGTAGTTATGTTCGGCAGCTTCGGGCACAAGCGTGAAGTGCGTATTAAACTTGATTTCAAATAGCGTCAGGGCAATGCTAAGATGCTCCGCAGAGGACACATCGTTCCAACCTTTAACGGTTAGGGGCTCTATCTGAAGTCCGAGATCGTTATGATGCAGCTTCTGTACCACGTAAGAAACCATCGGGTGAATCATCATCCTGCGTTGTTCTTCGTTCGCAAGATTCTTCACAATGAGAGTCACCACCACATCGACGGACTCGGTAAGTTTTCCGCTCATTCCTTCCGGTTCGAAGTCTCCCTTGATGACGGCAACCGTAAAGCTCGGCTGCGTTATGGTCTGTAAATCCTTCTGGATATCGACAGCCTTGAAGACCATCTGTGGGTTGTTCCCGGCACATATCAGGTCCTTGACAGCCTTTTCTATCACATAGCAGTTGGTAACAGGAACCGGCTCACTCATAGAGACTTCATGGAGCTAAGCGAAAACATGGCTGGGCCACCGTCAACTTTCGAGGCGACGGAAAAGCCCATTTCAGGTATATCTTCGACAGGGGCAATCCCGATGGACATTTCCCCGTCCGCAATACGCTTTAGCATGGCTACAGCGTTGCTGTAACGGATTTTCATGCCTTCAGAGACATTCATTTCCGTCACGCGTTCGTACAAGTTGTAAATAGCAAGGTCAACGCAGATGGTACGCAGCACGCTCGGGATTCCGGGCAATGGCAGCTTAAACCGTTTGCCGATATAGGCATCGATAATGTTGCTGCTCTCCTCGATTGCCTTTTCCACGACGCAGCCCTGCACGCTGCCCGTGTTGTTCGGGTGCGTGTCGTCGGTGATTTCCACCAGACGGGCTTCGGGAACATGGCCCCGGATATCTTCGAGCGTACAGTAGTTCATGCGTAGCCTTAGCCTGCGGCCTTGATGACGTTCTTCAGGAGGAAGCCTGCATCCTTGGCGACCACGACTTCCTTCTGGTAGAAGCCGGCCTTGATGATTTCGGCACCCTTGAGGCCAATCTTTTCGTCTTCGATGATCGTTGCGTAACGGTCACCCACCTGTGCGGTCATACCCCAGGCAATGCCTTCCTTGAGCGTGGAAAGCGGCTCGGTGTAATGGGCCCAGATGTTGTTACCCCAGCAGCGTTCGAGAGTCGGATTCTTGGCGTTCTTGGTGGTGTTCACGCGGGCTTCACCGACGAGAATGTCATCGACTTCGAACAAGGCCTTGATCTGTTCGCGGGTAGCGACGCCAGCGCCATTGGAGTTCGGGTAGATGGCACGGAGCACGTTCGCGTCGGTGCGGAGCTTTGCCCACACGACGGCGTTCATGCCAAGGATATTCGGGCGTGCAAGCGGCTTTTCGAGGTATTCGAGAATGACTTCCACGATATTGAAGCCATCGGCACCGATACCCTGGTTGTCTTCGTAAGTGTGCGAAAGACCGGTTCCATAGTTCGAAGTATTCTGCACAATGCCAGCAACACGCATTTCCCTGCCCAGGAACACCTGGTTCATGATGTATTCAAGGCTCGTATTGACAAAACGTTCCTTGTTCTTGATCTGGTCGATATCTTCCTTCGGAACAATAGTCTGCAAGCCCTGGGCTACGGCAACAGCGGCCTTTTCTTCGCCGGAAAGGTGGATAATGTTCGGTTCGGAAGTGCGGCCCACATGGGTATCAGGTGCGGCAAACGAATCGCCCTTGGTGCGTTCGTAATACTTGAACGCAAGTTCCGGGCCGTCGAGTACCTTGACCGGCATCACCTGGTCGGCAATCATCTTGCCGTTCTTGTAGGCGGCCACAAGGTCGGTCTGCTGCACGCCAATCGGCAAGAGCAGGCCAGCGGCAAGAGCGCCACCGTCGGAGCCAAAGAGATTGGCGAAAATCTGCGGAACGCCGCAGGCGGTAAGCGTGTCTGCACCTGCGAAGGCTGCTACAGAGCACACGAGAGCGAGGAGAATGAGCGGGATTTTGGTCATCTTCTTCATGTTTTTGTCCTTGTTAAAGTTTAAAGCCCTGCCGCAGTCTTGCCGCTGTAGCCAAACGCGACCGTGATAATGTCGCCAGAGGCACCCGCAGTGAGAGCCACGCCGTAAGTTTCGGCAGACGCGCCAGCCGCGACGGCCTTGCCGTTCGCATCGACAGCGATAAGGTTGCCGACAGCCACATTGCCGCCAGCGAGCACTTTCACGTTGCCGCTGGTATGGATGACGATATTTGCACCGCTTGCGGTATCGGAATCACCACTCACACCGAGCGGAGCGGAAGCAGCCGTGCCAACCTTGACCTTGTTCGTGTCAGTTCCAGCCTTCACGAACAGGTGCTTGCCAATGGCTTCTTCGGCCTTGAATGTGGTTTCGTTCGTCGCTGCACCCTTTTCGAGTTTGATGCGTACCAAGTCGCCATCGCCAGTTGCGACATCGAGAGCGATTGCCACGTAGGCATCACCGGCAGAAGCGGCAACGGCCTTGCCGTTGCTTCCGACTTTGAGCTTAGCACCGACGGCAAAAGCACCGCCTGCGGTAACTTCGGCGATACCGTCGAACTGCACATCCTGACGAGCGCCCTGTGCTGCATCCAGTTCGTAGCTTACGCCAATGGCATCACCGCCAGCGGAAGCAAGTGCAACGGAACCTTCGGTTGTGCCAAGAGCGACAAATCGGAAGGCGGGAACGGCGACAGACGCCGTGAAATTGAGGACATTACCCTTCATGGGATTCTCCTTGTTTTGTTAAACATTGATGCGGCCGTATTCTTCTGCCGCCTCTGCAAACGAAAGCACACGGCCTTTCGCTTCCTGTTCAGCCTTGTAGCGGGCAAGAGCTTCGCCAGCCGCAAGCTGCGGAGTATCGTGCATTCCCGGAGCTTCACCGAAATCCACGATTTTCGGGAGCGAGGCAACCGTAGAAGCGAGGATTTCAGCGACATTCACGCGGTCATCGCCTTCGCCAAAGCAGCCTTCGCCATCGACGGGCACTTCCTGGCATACGCTAAAGACCTTCATAAGATTGTCCTTGAGCACCTGATTGCAGCGACCGTCGGCAATGGCCTTGTCCAAAGTCTCGGAGAACGCAGCCCCAGCTCGCAGACGCTCCGCTGCAAGCTTGTCAGCCTTAAGAGCGTCATTTTCGGCCTTGAGTGCTGCATTCTCTTCGCTCAACCGCGCCGCTTCGCTAGAATTACCTTCCGGGATAGAAGCGGTCGGTTCATCGCGAGGGGGCGTTGTTGGTTGAGGATCGGGATTCCCGTTCTCCGGCGAACCCTGACCGTTCTCCTTCTCAGTAGCTTTTTCACCGCTACCGCTTCCTTCCCCCGGTTCCCCGAAGGAAGGTGCGGTGTCCGCAGTGGGTTTTTCAATGACTGTCTGTTTCGGGAAGTTGTTCGAATCCTTGATAACATCACGCACGGATTCGATATCCTTTACAGCGTATTCCGGGATCATCTTGTCGGCGGCCTCGATGCCTTCCTTTTCAATCAGCTGTTCACGCTGACTGCGAAAAAGCGAACCAAGCGATTCAAGCTTCCAGATAAGTCGTTCAAACACAGATGCGGGCACAAGCCTGTCCCATGCGAACGATTCTGCGAACACGCACACATCCTGTTCTGTCGAACCCTTGTCGCTATCGGCAAACATGCCTTCGCCAAAGCAGATCGGTGCCATTCCCTTCATCGCGGGGGCGTGTGCGCCCAAAGCCCCGAGGTGCCTTAAACCCTTTTTCAAGTTGCTGTAAACGGACGCGGAAAGGTACTTGAAGCCGCCCTTCTTCACTTCCTCGGCAAAGTCGTTGTTCACGTCGTCAAGCTTCACCTTGAGCACGCCGTCTTCCACCTTCGAATCGACGATGGAACCGACACGCGGATCATCTACTTTCGGGTGACCCTTGACGAGCGGCGGCTGGTAACCGGCCTTGAGCTGTTCGTGAATACCTTCGTTCAAATCTTCGAGGTCCGCTTCGCTAAAGTCGTGCTCGACACCGGCCATGTCTGTGACCTTGCCCGTCTTGAACGCTTCGACCCACGGTTCCTTAAGATCATCGGATTTCAAAATTTTTTTGTCTTTCATGGCTTCAAAGTTACAAGCGAAAAACCGAAAGAGGAGATGACAATGTCATGCCCTATGTCACGCCCCATCAAGTAAGTTTGTTGCGAGGCACTCTATGGACAAGAATTTTTGGATTGAAGCGTTTAAGCACGGTGGAATTAGCATCATTTTTGCAGCGATGCTCTTTGTGCTATACACAAACGAAAACGCCAAATGGGAAAAGTCCCAAGCCGCGGAGAACACCCGCTGGGAAACGCTGTTCCAGAAATACACCGACGAACAAAGGCAGGCCATGGAAGCGATAAGGGCGTGCTGCATGGAATTTCACGGGAGGAATAAATGAGCAAGGCAGAACTCAAGCCCCGCGCAAAGGAACTCTACACAATTCACCAAATGAGCCTGGCCGATATCAGCCGGGCGCTTAACGTTTCTACACGTACCTTGCAGACATGGAAGGCCGAAGAACATTGGGACGAAGCCCGTGCAGCCGTAAGCGGCGGTGAAAAGAACTTCCATGCACAGCTTTTCGAATTGGGCGAAGTCATGGCACGCAAGATCAAGCAGGATGAACTCGACGGCGTGAAGGTCGCCCCCGAACGCTACACCGCTTTGCAACGCATCATCGACACCGCAGAACACGCACGCAAGTATGAGGCCGTTGCTCCAAAGCAGAACAAGTCGGAACTCTCCCCGGAAGAAAAGCAACAAGCAGCTCTCGCTAAAATGAAGGAAGCTCTTGGATTATGTTAGAACGAAGTCTCATAGACTACTTTTTCCCCTACCAAAAGCGGTATCTGCTTGACAAAAGTAAGGTGAAAATTCTTGAAAAGTCTCGCCGTATTGGTGGAACTTTCGTGCAAAGTTTTGAGGATGTTCAAGATTGCATTGAGCAGCCCGGATTAAAAGTCTTTTTTAGTTCCGCAGACATGACCGCCGCAGCCGAATACATGGATTACATATCCGGTTGGGTTTCAAAGCTGAACTCCATAGCAAAAACTCTAGCAGAAATCAACTGCGAAGACATTACGGAATGTGAATTTGCAGATGAAGACAAAGGCGTAAAGTCAAAGGTAATCGAATTCAACAACGGTTCAAAGATTTACGCACTTTCCAGCAATCCGAAAGCATTCCGCTCCAAGGGCGGTAAAATCGTTTGGGACGAAGCTGCTCACCACAAGGATGACCGCAAAATGTGGGCAGCCGCAAAGCCTGCAGCCATGTGGGGATACTCTATCCGAATTCTTTCCACGCACAATGGAGTTAATTCGTTATTCTATCTGCTCATCGACAAGTGCAAAAAAGGCGAACTTGACTACAGCGTGCATACCGTGCCAATCCAGCTCGCAGTAGAGGAAGGCGTTGCCGACCGCATCTGTGGCAAAAAGCTCTCCAGGAAAGAACGCGAAGCATGGCTGGAGCAGGAACACAAGGGCTGTTTGACAGAAGCAATTTGGCAAGAAGAATACTGCTGCAACCCGCAGGATGAATCCAAGGCCATGATCAGCTATGAGCTCATTCACAGCTGTGAACGCCAAGGCGTGCTGGGCATTGACAAGGCACACGGCCCGCTCTACCTCGGTTGCGACGTGGCACGCCACCGTCATCTTTACGTCATCTACGTTTTCGAAGACATTGGCGACCGCCTGATTTGCCGTGCCGTCGAAGCCTACCAGAACAAGAAATGGAGCTTCCTTGAACAGAAGCTCTACAAGTTCCTCAAGCTTCCGAACCTTATCAGAGCCTGCATAGACCGCACCGGATGCGGCGACCAGTTCACCGAACGTGCCATGGAACGCTTCGGCTCCGTAAAGGTCGAAGGCGTGCTTTTCACGAACACCGTAAAGGCTGACCTCGCCATCAATCTTTTGCAGGCGTTCGAAGACCAGAAAATCATCCTTGAAAAATGCCCGAAGTTCCCCGGAGTCGAAAGCCGCATAGAGGACGAACAGGCCGAAAGCATCCACGCAGTACGAAAGATCGTGACGAGTGCGGGCAATGTTCGTTACGATGCCGCGAGCACCGAGCAAGGGCACGGCGACTTTTTCTGGGGAGCGGCTTTGGCATACCACGCCAAGAACGCAAACGCGGCGGGTCCGCTGTTCGTACAGACCGCGAATCCATACGCGCTAGAAAGCACCGATTTCAGGGGGTTCTGAAAATCGCACAGAAAGGCCCTTTTAAGCCCGTTTTTCTTTTACCCTAGTAAGCGGACGTAAAACTTTAAAAAATCATTTTTCAACGAATTTGAACGGCGATTCAAAAGGATTAGAAAACTACCGAGGATTGCATGAGCAAAAAGAACAAGAAAAAGCAGAACGAGACCCAGAACAAGCGCGATTTGCAGCTTGCGAAGGAAGTCGCGACCCGGAACGTGGCGGAATACGTGTCGGGCCTTGACTACTTGCCGAACCCGGACACCATCCTACAGAAAAACGGCGGCAACATCAAGGTCTATCGCGAAATGATAGACGCTCACCTCGATGCGGTCAAGAACAAACGCTTTGCCTCCATCACGAGCCGCGCATGGACAATCGACGGGAGCAAGGGCGACGCGAAGAAAGCGAAGTTTGTCGAGGAATACCTCTGGAACATCGACCTCCGCAACACCATATCGCAGATGCTCGACGCGATCGGTTACGGTTTCGCCGTTCACGAAATCGTCTGGGATGCGGTGCAGACCGACTTGGGCGTGCTCATTTTGCCCACATCAATCAAGGATCGCAAGCAGGAATGGTTCAAGTTCGACAGCGACAGCAAGCTCCTCTTGCAGACGAAGGACGGCACCCGCCAAGAAATGCCCGCCCGCAAGTTCCTCGTCACTCGCAACCGCCCGACAGCAATCAACCCTTACGGCATCTCGGTTTACTCCCGTTGCTTTTGGCCTCTCGCGTTCAAGAAGGGCGGTCTCAAGTTCTGGATGATCTTTGTCGAAAAGTACGGCATGCCCAAGGCCATCGGCAAGATTCCTCCGTCCGCGACGAACGACGAACAGCAAACGTTCCTGAAAATGCTCACCGGGCTTGTCCGCGACGCAGTCGCTGTCATTCCGCAGACAGGCTCCGTGGAACTTCTGGAAACTCGCCTGAGCGGCACGAACCCGCACGCAGAAATCATAGCGTGGGCAGACAAGGCCATGTCAAAGGCGTGGCTCGGCGAAACTCTCACCACCGAACAGACGAGTTCGGGCGGCACTCAAGCGATGGCGACCGTGCACAACGATGTGCGTGCAGACTTAGCCCTTGACGATGCCGCAATGATTGAATCCAGTATCAACCAGCTCATCCGCTGGATCTATGAAATCAACTGGCCGAACGAAAAAGAAATTCCCTGGATGAACATCATCCTCCCGGAAGACTTGCAGGAAGCTCGTCTCAATCGCGACCTCAAGCTCTTGCAGCTTGGCGTGAAGTTCAACGCCCAGTACATCACCGATGTTTACGGTATCGACGAAAAGTATTTCGAAATGACCGAAGCCCAGCAAGGTGGAGCAATGTTCGCGGAAGGCCCTGAAAAGAAGCCGAAAGTTCGCAACGCAAGCCACGAACTCCGCAAACAAGTGAACGAGTTCACCGAACACCTCGCAGACGAATGTGAAAAGGTTGATTTCCTTGCACCCATCCGCGAACTCGTAGAGAACGCAAAGAGTCTCGAAGAAGTCCGCGACAAGCTTGGCGGCTGCTATGGCGAAATGCCCATGGACCAAATTGAAGACGAAATGGAACAGGCATTCCTCGCAGCAGACCTTGCAGGGCGTTTCACGCTTCTCAGAAAAGCAGGCATCATAGATGGCTAAGGAACTCGGTTTCAAGCAAGGTGCGTACAAGGAAGCGGTCGATTACTTCAAGCAGAAAATCAACCTTCCTACAAAACGCTGGAACAGCCTCAAGGGTGCGATGCACACGAGGGCGTTCACTATCGCCGGTGCGATGCGTGCCGACATCCTGCTTGATTTCCGTAACGCCGTTGACAAGGCCATTGAAAAAGGCGAATCCCTGCAAGATTTCCGCAATCGGTTCTATCAAATTGCAAGCAAGTGGCGCGAATCGGACCCCAGCTTTGACGAAAAGATGAAAAAGCCCAAATACGGCGCATGGCGTTCGAAAGTCATTT